GTTTTTAATGAATACTCATGAATTTAATATAGAAACTATAATAGAATCATATAAAAATCTAGTAGAGTTTAAATACAGTGAAGCACCCGATAAACACAAAAAAAGTGTAGATAAATATCATGAATTAACTATCTTTGAAATGCTGAAAGTAGATGATTTAACGACATTAGGATATAGATTTGATAGATTAAATATAGATGATAAATTAGTCTTATGCACAGTAGTATTAACGGCATTATTAAAAGGCGATATCATAGAAGATATTGATAGTAAAATAATTGATAATTTAATAGTAGTCATTGAAAAATTATTTATTTATTCAGATAAAACCAATTTTTATTATAAGGAAAAGTATGAAGATAAATATAAAAAAGATTTAGTAGGGTTTTTCTTATTTAATAATGATGAAAAGAAACCAATCTTTTATCATTATTATCATAGAAAAGTTGAACTTTATAATAAAGTAGATGAAATAGATATTGTAAGAATGATAAAAAAATATCAAAATGATAAAATATTATCTCCAAAGGGTTCTTGGGGATTTACTACTTATTATAAAAGAATTAAATATAGTGATCCCGTTTTTACTCATAATGGTATTGTATTAAAAGTAATTAAAAGTACCGACAAATTAAAAAAGAGTTATATTTATCCTAATGGTCCAGGTATAGTTATTCAGGATCAAGGGGCTTCTGGTGAATGGAATAGTAAAGAAACATTGGAATTTATTAAAAATGAATATTCTGAAATATATAATTCATTAAAAGTAGAAGATAAAAGTTTCTTAGAAAAATGCGGTGAAAAGGGTAGAAAAAGTGAAGGTAGTAAAAGATATTTAGTTTGTATGATAGAATGTATCTTAAGAATGACAGGTAATCTTATACAAAATGATTTAATCTTTGTCAAATATTATTGATATTATTATTAACGTCTTTTAGATTTATTTTTATATTTACGCTTAAGAGTTTTCTTAGGTTTATGGGATTTCTTATGCTTATGCTTGCTTCGCTTATGCGTTTTACGTGTTTGCTTGCGTTTTCTTTTACGTTTACCACTATATATAGCTCTTGCACCTGAACAAAAACCATCCGCTCCACAATTTGGCGCTGATTTCAAGCAATCCTTATCATCCCTACAGCGTCTCTCCCCTCTCTCCTCTACTGCTGGTCCCCCCTCCGTTTCTATATCAGGCCCTGACTGAGACTGCTCGGTTCCTGATTCTGGTCCGGGTTCAGGCTGTCGAGATACTTCTTCTCCTATACTACCTAGCTTTGGCGGACGACCAACCACCCTCTCGAACATTTTAAGGAGTTCATCAGTTGACGGGGGTTCGTCAATTGACGGAGTAGGATTTAATTTATTTTCCTTTTTTTTAATAAGTGCCAACAGTTCTTCCGCTTCAGCTAAGGCTTTGTCTGCGGCCTTGTCGTCCTCTTTAATTCTATATAATTCCACCCACATCATCTTTTCTTCCAGCTGGCCTTTTAATTTTATAATTCCTATTTCAATAGCCTTCTTTGAAGTATGATCCATTTATAATATATCAAATAAAAAATTTGATTTAAAATTAATATTATAAAACAATATAAAGATGACCGATTATCAAAAAGAAATATTAATGACAACAAGCATTCAGTTAAACTCCATGGAATGTAGTCGTTGTAAAAATATTGATGGATTACTCAAATATAAACTTAAAAAAGAACATGAAAATTTATGTAATAAACATGGTTATGTATTAGAAAATACATTAAAAGTAGTGAATCGTTCAATCGGTAAAGTAGTAACTCATGATAATATGAGTATGATTGAGTATAATATTACAATGAAGTTAAATGTTATTTATCCTTGTGAAAAAGATATCTTTACTGTTAAAATTGATAATATCACTAAAATGGGTATCATCGGGTATTTAGATGATAAAGATAATAAATACAATATTGAAAATTCACCTATCTTATTTATTGTTCCTTCAGGATATATTGAAGATATAGAATCATTAAAAAAAGATATGAAAATTGAAGTTGAGGTTTTACAAAGTAGAATCAAATATAAAAGTAAACAGATACAAGTCGTTGGTAAATTAAGCAAATAAAAATTTAAGTTAAAAATATTAATATAAATTTATCATAAATATATAAATATGGAAAAAAGAAAATATTTATATTATCATTTAAAAGATATAGATAAAAATAAAAATAATATTATATATAATTATATTATTGATAATAAGGTGCAGCATAATGAGAATAATAACGGGTTACTATTAAATTTATCAAATTTATCTGACTATCATATCAACGAATTATATAATTTATATAATCTAAAAGAAAGTAAAATAAATTATGATTTATCTTCATTTAAAAGCGTGAAACCTGAAAAGAAAGAAATAATAAATGAAATTTATAAAAAATATGATTTAAATAAATTAGAAAAATTAATTCTCGCTTATAGTTAGATTTTTTCTAACCAAATTTGATTTAAAAATACATTGATATTATAAATTAACTATAAGATGATTTCAGATTTACTCAAAGATTTAAACGTAGATTGTAATTTTACAAATGATATTAAAGAATCTAAATACATTGAAGGTTCTAAAAATGAAAATATTACTAATACAATAAAACCATCTGAAACTTACTATCCAACATTTATCAAATGTATCATATCAGAGTTTGATCCTATATATGGTTCATTGAGTGATGAAGAAAAAAAGTTATATTTCTCAAAAAAGATTATGGAAATTTGTTCAGAAATAGATGAATGTGAAGAAAGTTTTAACAATTATAAATTTCATAAATCATTAAAATCTCATAAGGTTCAACAAGGGTTACAGCTATTTGATAAACGTATTAATCATATTTCAAGTATATATTATCTTAATGAATATTATAAAAGACATTTTATCATTGTTTATGAAAATATAGCTTATCCTACATGTATTAAAAATTACCCTAAAATTTATTTAAGCACAGATAATCATAAAGTAAAAGTGTTAAATACTTGCGATTTTCCAGAAATGAACCTTAAAACTCTATTTGAGAAATCTAAAATCATTGATGATGTTAAACGCGATATTAAAGGTATTTATAATACTTATCTAGAAGCGATAAGTAAATATAAATTAGATGATTTAAAAAAGATTGCTATAGAATGTAATATTTCACTGAAAGATAGTAAGGGTAAAAATAAGAATAAGGGTGTCTTATATGAGGAAATTAATCTTTATAAGTTAAACTTATAATTTTATATTAAATCTTTTATTTAAATTTGATTATTTTTTTCATTTATTTAAAAAATATAACTATATCTAATAATATAGATGAATATCTTAAGTACAAATAGAAAAGGTGGACCTTATGAATCTACTAAAGAATTTTTAAGAAAATCATTAGTGAATTCTGAATATGAATTAGAATGGATTTATGGATCTCATCCTAGAAATAGTTTAAGAAAAGAAGAATTTTTAAGAGTTTTAAATTTCTGTAGACAAAATTATAAATTTAGTGGTGAAAGTAATGTTTTAGATATAAGATCACAATATGTCCGATTAGATAAGAGTGGTTTAAGTAATATCAGATGTAGTATTTCGGGTGTTCAGAGTATAAAAAAATATTGTAAAACAAATTCTATTATAGATATTCCTACGGTAGAATTTATGAAAAAAGTATCTAATAAGGATGATAAAAATCCATCTTTAAGTTTCAATCAGATAATTAATACAGATTATAATTTTAGGATTAATCTTAAAAAAGAAATTCTTTTAAATGATGATGATGCCGACTTAATTAAATTTAAAGATGAGTTGAAGGATTCATTAAAATATTATCGGTATAAAAAAAGATTTTCATTTAAAAGTAGTGATAATTTATATAGAATTGATATAACAGCTGTAAAAAGTAATAGTTATAATCCTAAACGTAAAACATATAATTTAGCGAAGAATTTAGTTGATTCGAGAGTTTTGACTGGTAAAGAAGTATATGAATTAGAGATAGAATATATTGGAAATGTTAAAATAAAGGGTGAATATCCTATAGTAGATTTTTCTAAACGGGTCTTTAGTGATTGGGAAAAACAAACGATGAGTGATGAAGATTATGAAGCTCAACTAGCATTATCTAGTAATACACCTGATATTGGGTTTTCACCCGAAGGAATGAACCATCATTTAGATGATACGAATGATAGTTATGGTTTCTTGAGTGATTTTGGATCCTCTAGTGATTTTGGATATAGTGTTATAGATGATGTCGTAGTTGAACCTAAACCAACGATGAATACACCTTGGGCGAAAGCCGCTGCATTAAAAGGAAATCCTATGAATTTAATTAATATGAATTATTGGTGGCATGATAATAGATGGTTTATCTTTTGGTTGATTCAAGAAAACAATAAAGAAATCTTATTTGATGGTGTAGAGGAAAATTATACCGCCGATTATAAAGATGCTCCGAAAAATACTAACTATGTAAAATATACGATTTATCCGCCAGTTTCAGAAGAGGATACTATTAAAATTGAAGAATATGATGAAATATTTAAGAAAAAATTAAGCGAAGGTTTTGATGGTGTATTTTATGTACCATTTAATTTGATATATGGTTTAGAGGAAAAGGATGCGGAATTAAAAGCTGGAGCTAAAAAATTGCCTTCATGGGGACCCAAAAGTAGTAATAGTTTAACCAAAGATAATAGATTTTTAGATTGTGTTGAATTTAAATTAAATGAATTAATCGGGTTATTATTAAATCAGATATATGAAACACGATTATTAGTAAGTAATAGAAAAAGTGAAAGTATTCTCGAAGATTATAAAAATTTAACTGAACAAAATTCAGATTATGTAAAATTTTTAGGTCCCCAACCAGTATCAATGGGTTTAGAGATGTTAAATCCAGATAATCCACATAATATATTAAAAGGATATGTTGTCACCGAAAAAGCAGACGGTATTCGTGCTGAATTATTTATAGATATAAATAGCGAAGGTTATTTAATAACTCAGAAAAAAGAAATAATATATACAGGATTAAGATTTAATAATTATAAAAATACTATCCTTGATGGTGAATATATTACAAAAGACAGAGATGGAAAAGATATAAAATTATTTATGATATTTGATATTTACTATATGGATAATGGTGATTATGCTTCTCATCCGTATACATATCCTTGGTTAAATAAAAAGGATATGCCTAGTCGTAGTATTATCTTAAATGATTTTCAAAATAAGGTAGATATACGACCTAGTAAAATAAATGATATTAGAGATGGTATTTATAATTTACGATGGAGTAAAGATGATAAAGATATACAAATGAAAGATACAATAAGAATCGGTTATAAACGATATTATGAAGGACCTAAAAAATTAATTCAAGATAAAGAAAATCCATCCTTATACAAGAATTTAGGAGGAATTGGTAAATATTGTAAAAAGATCCTTGATTTGGATAAGAAAGATAATTATGAATACAATATTGATGGTTTAATATTTATGCCTATGAATTATCCAGTATCAAGTAATAGTGAAGAAGTAGTTGTAGATAATATTGGTGTAACTTGGTATCAAAATTATAAATGGAAACCACCAGAAGAAAATACTATTGATTTCCGGGTAGAATTCGTGAAAGAAGAAAGTAATAATAAAAATAAAATAACTAGTTTTACTAAACATAATAAAGTAATTAAATGTCAGCAAGTAAAACTATATGTTGGTTATGATATAAGTAAAGATATTACAACAGATTTTACATGGAAGGTGATGGGTTATCACGATAAGAAACAAAATGAAATATTATTTAATCCACCCACAGAAAAAGATAGTATTCATATATGCAATATTCCTTTAACAAATGATAAATTAATATGTTTAAAAGATAAAACAATAGTTCAAGATAGAGGTATTTATGAAATGAGATATGAACCTAAAAATCCATTTGGTTATCAATGGATTCCTCTGAGGATTAGAGATGATAAAACGAGACCTAATGCTAGTTCGACAGCAGATAATGTATGGAGGACTATTCAATATCCTGTCTTAGAAAAATATATTTCAGGTAAAGATTTAGATGAAATAGATTACACAGTAGAAAAAGAAAAGAGTGATTATTATATTGAAGATAGTGAATCTGAATCTGATATAGCATTAAGAGAATTTCATAATTATATCAAAGATAAACTTATTCGTAGTATTACATCATTGGGTAATAAAAATATATCTATCCTTGATACAAGTATTGGTAGAGGAGGTGATTTAAATAAATATTTGAGAAGTGAAAATAAGATAGACTTCTTATTAGGATTAGATATTTCAGGTGATATTAATAAATGTGCGAAAAGATATTATCTTAAAAATGAGAAAACAAAAGCATTATTCTTGCAATATGATACAAGTAAATCTATTAAAGGCGGCGAAGGATGTGTTGGCGAACATATAGAAAGGAATAAATCATTAATTGATATCTTATATGATAGACAAAGGGCTTTACCAAAAGAGTTAAGACCATTAGTTCCAAAGTATAAAGGATTATGTAAAAAGGGATTTGATATTATATCATCACAATTTTCAATTCATTATTATTTCAAAGATGAATTAACATTAAGAACATATATACAAAATATATCTGAAAATATTAAAAAAGGGGGTTATTTTATTGGAACTTGTTATGATGGAATGAAAGTCTTTCAGATGTTAGATAAAACCGAGGGTCATATAGAAATGATGGATGAATTTAATAATAAAGTATATAGTATTACTAAAAAATATGAATTAGAAGATTTTAATTATGGTAAAGATAATATTGAAAAACTCTTTGGGCAAAAGATAGATGTTTATATGAATAGTATCGGTCAAACTATTACTGAATATTTAGTAAATTTTGAACTATTCATAGAAATGATGAAAGAATATGATTTAGTATTGGCTAAACCTGATGTGAAAAAAGATTTTAAGGGTTTCTTTGATAATGCAGATTTATCATAT